CTCGCGTTTCTCTTTCTCCTCTTTCCCGCGCCCCACGGCAATGTCAATTCGCAGTGGCCGCGCCACCGAGGGGTCGAGCAATTTGTTGACTTCGGGGTCGGCCATAATAGCTTCGGCTTGGTCCCAGTTGCCGTTGGCGACATACGACTGCACGGCCGACTGGATCGGTTTGGCGCGAGCCAGCACCATGGCCTGCTGGTACATCTCAGCGGTCATCCCGGCCTTGCGCGACTCCACGTAGGCCACGTTCTCCGAGATGCTGTCCTGCAGGATCTGGGGTGCCGTGCCCACCTCGTTTGCCGACTTGTCAAACTGCTGGTTCAGGCCCCGGGTCAACTGCTCGTGACCCGCCTTGATCTTGGCACCAATGGCGCTCTTGCCGTACTGCACCATCTGGTTGTCGAGTTGCCGGGTCAGTGCCGCACGAGACTCAGGAGAGCCTTGGAACTTGGACAGGGCCTCGTCGCGCTTCTGTTTCAATGCGTTCTGGAACTCGGGCAAGGCCTGCTGGGTCGTGATGTCTTGGCGTTTCTGGAAGTCGTCGAGCGCGGTCACAGCCCAGGTGTCGATCTCGCCCATGATCTGATCCGAGGCAAACAGCTCCTCGCGGCGCTGGATGCGTGCACCGATGTCCGCGACCACGTTGCCCATCTCACTCATGGCCTGCGCCGGGGCCGCGCCGAAATCGGCACCCGAGGCGCGAGGCCCCTGGGCGCTGGTCTGTTGTTCGTATAGGTTCAGTCGTGGCATCGCGCCCCCTTAGAAGTATTTGCCCACGCCCGACAACAGCGAGGTGCCGGCACGCAGGTATCCAGCGGTGCGGGCGTTCTGACCCCGGGCAGTGTAGAGCGCGGACTCCCGTTGTCCGGAGTAGCGGGTGTTCAGTGCGTCGATCTCCGCATTGGCCGCAGACTCCGAGAGTACGGCCAGCGGGGTGCCCTCCATCCGAGCGCCCGACTTGCTGACCCCGGCCCGGATGCTCCCGAGTTGGCGCTGTGCTGCGGTGCGCTGTGCGTTCTCCCGAGCCTGCGCCTCTTGACGCGCAGATGCGGCGTTGAAGTCGGCGGCACTCTGCTCGGCCTTGCCACCTTGGATCGCACCCACGACACTGACTGCTGTGCCCACGGCTCCCAGTACCCCACCCACCGTGCCAAGCGTTGCAGCGGTGCTGGCGCTGGCACCCATGGCTGTAGCGATTGCAGGAAGGAAACTCATGACCTCACCCTCGCGTAAAGCAGCATGTCGGCACCATCGGGCCGGTATGCCTTCATGTACCCTTCGAGTTCAAACCCGAGCATCTTGATCCACCTGTGTCCTTGAACGAACCCCACATCCACTGTGGCATCGATCCGGCGAAACGGTGCGGTGTTGAGGAAGTCGGCCACCGCCGAGTGTATCGCCTTGAAGTGCGCGCCGGCCGACTCCGCGATCAATGCGAACGCAGTAGCCCGATTCTCCCACTGAGGCTCGACTCCCGCAATGGCGAGAATCTTGTGTTCGTGCTCGGCGGTCCACGCCAGGCCGCGCTGCGACAACTCGGTGAAGTCGGCCCGCACATCCACCATGCGGTACAGGTACTGCTGCGCCGGTTGCGTGGCGATCTTCACCGTGTCGCCAGTGATCCAGGGTCGCACAATCATCACCCCAACTCCGGAATCAGGGCAACCACGGTGCAGGGCAGCGGCAGGCGGTGCTGGATCATCAGTTGCGGCCCACGCTCCGACCCACTGGGCCACGCCAGGGCATCCGTGAAGCCCGTGAACAAGGGCACCGGGTTGTCCATGGCGTCCTGAGACGAGCGCACTGCGTACTCGTCCATCTCAGCCACGCTGGGGCCGTACCAGAGCCCCGGGCCGGTCTGGTACAACTGCATCACGATCTTGTGCGCCCGCTTCTCGTCGATGAACGAGGTGCCAGCGTTCGTGGCAATGTCGATGGGCATGGTCTTGATTGTGGCCGTGTAGGGCAGGCCCACGTTGACCACGGATCCGGCAAGCTGCAGGTTGATTGCACCGGCCGACACCGTGCGGTTCGGATGCACGGCACCGTCAACCAGCACCGCGACTTCCTTGCCCTCCAGATGGTCAAGCCCGCTGATGGCCGTCACCGGAGAACCATCGTAGGTCAGCCCGCAGTCGACGAAGAACGCATACTCATCGGTCATGTACTTCTCGACGTACTCGACATAGCGCACCGAGGAGCCGTCAATGGTGCGGCGAACCACAAGCCACAGGACATCCTGATCCCCGTCCCAGTGGGGGATGGTGACAGCCGACTCCACGATGCCGCCGCCGATGGTGTGCCGGTGCCAGCCCACAACTTCCTCGGTGCGCTCGTAGGTCATGCCGGTCAGCACCCCGTCAGTCCGTGGTGCCCAGACGATCTGGCTGGGCTCCTGCTGGTACGCAAGTTCCAGCACCCCGGACTCGGTGATGTGGTCGGCCAAGACGTTCATGTTCGGCGCGACAAACGAGTCGGTGTCGAACTGGTAGGCGTATTCGCGCAGCTTGCGCCCCGCACGCTGGAGGAACAGAATCACCGACCCCACGCGCAGGGGCTTCACATCAGTCGCGCTGCCGAAGGTGGTCTGGGGCGTGATCTTGACGTTCGTGGGCGTCACGGGGTCGCTGATCTGCGTGGCACTCAGGGTGAACTCGCCATTAGCCGTGCCGATGGCCAGCACCTTGGTGGGCGCGAGCCATTCGATGGTGTTCATGTCCTGCGTGTTGATCGTGTAGTTCAGCGCATCGTCATCGTTGGTGCCGTACTTGTGATTCTCGTAGTCTCCCGAGACCGAGGCCCACAGGGTCTGGGGCTTGCTGGTGGACCCGGCGAACCAGAGACGGTCCTCGTAGAACGTGACAGCGTGGGGATACCCGCGCCTGGCAGACCACGCACCCTCAGACCATCGGGTCGTGGCGCTGGTGGTCGGCAGTCGCCTGATCACGGTGGCGTTGACCACGGTGGCGCTGGTGTAGGCCGTCACCTGGGCGTACCCGGCACCATCATGCAGGAAGGTCCAGTTGACATGACCGTCACTCTCGGTGCCCGTGGTGTGGATCGGGGGCCGGGTGCCTGCGCTGTGGTTGGTGCCCGACTGGTAGATGTTCCCGAGGTAGTACACGATATCGCTGACGCTGTATGACGCGCCTGCGGTCCACTGGTTGTACTTCGAGGCGCTGACCTCGCTGATCTTGAAGTACGAGCCCACATCGGCTGAGACGAACAGGCTTGCGGATGCCGTGAGCGTGGTGGCCCCGGTCACGGCGCCAGCGGTCAGGGTGATCGTGCCCACGTTCTCATCATTGAACGGGGGCCACGCGAACGTGACGGCGGTCATGGTCCACGACAGGGCACTCACCCGGGCCAGTTTGTACGGCGGGTGCGACGGGTGCGTGATGTAGATCACATCGGCCGACTGTGCGTACTCCAGCGCGGCCAGTTGCGCCGAGGTGTACGGGCTTGCGATCTCGTAGGACACCCCGGGGCTCGACTCCACGACGCCACCGTCCAGATAAAACCGGATGTAGAGGTCCCCGAACTCCAAGACGTAGGCCTGCGTGGTGCTGTACTCAAAGGGGATCAGGCGCGTTTCGTCTGCGGAGTCCTTGACCTCGGCGACGAACCGGGTTCCCGGGCGCTTGCGTGCCGGCCCCTGAATCTGCGGGATGAAGTTCTCAAGCGTCTCGCAGCCGTTGCGGTACTTGTCGAGGGTCGGACGCCCGCGAAGCAGGGGCGACAACTCACCAGCGTTGAACGAGGTTTGAGCGGGTGCGACCATCTCAGTACCTCACTTTGATCCAGTCATCTTCCTCATAGGAGGCAGGCGGGTTCTCCTGCGCATCGGCCCGCTTCGCATCGTCGAGGAAGGCATCGTACTCCTCCAGCAGCGCCTTCTTCTTCGATGTGCTCTGGTCAAAGGCTTCGCTCAACTCTGCGGCAAGGCGCGTGGCCACGGTGTCCACGAACAGGGCATCGTAGACATTCGGGTCCTCGATGCGCGAGATGTAGCGGATGTAGAGAACCGTGGCGTTGGCGTGGATGTGCCCGTTCTCAATCTGGAACTCGTCGGTCGAGAGGTCACGAACCTCGATCAATCGGAGGCAGTCAGTCGGGATGGGAAACTGTGCCGTGTACCCCCAAGTCGGGGCGGTTTCACTGGCGGCGAGTGTGGTGCGCTTGACGGCAAAGTTCCACGGATGTGACCGCAGAACCCGGTCGCGCACGAGGGGCCAGTTGCGGTTGCACAACTTGGCTGATTTGGTGCCGTCCGAAAGACTCGTGATCGCACCCTGACCCAGTTTGTCCAGGGCGCTGTTGCACAGGTCGATGACGGACGGCACCGCTCAGTCCCGGTTCATCACGGTGCGGAGTAGTACAGGTCCACGTAGGCCGTGCCCGAACCCGGCAGCGCGGCGGCTGCAATGGTCAGAAGCACGGTCTCTTCGGCCGTCAGGGCATCATCGTCGGCAGCAGTGTTGACGGCGAACAGCGTGGGAGCCGCAGCCGTGAACACCGCAGCAGCGCGGTACTTGCCCGTGGCACCGGTGATGCCGATGGCCACCGTTGCCGTGGCACCCATCGTCGCCGAAGCGTTGATGATGCCGAAAGCGAAGCGGTAGCCGGCCGGAACACGGGCCAACACGATGTCGTCACCGGAGGCTTGCGCCGCCATGGTGAACGAGGCACGAAAGCGGCGCAGCCGGCCCCCGTGAATTCCACCGTCGACGTTTGCGACGGGGCTGGTGCCAAAGTTGGCAACTTCGTTTGCGTAGGTGCGTGGCATTTCGTGTACTCCTTACAGGTCGCAGATGATCTCGACGACTTTCTTCTCTTCAGTGCGGGTGGCACCGAAGGTCCCTTTCACGTACACCTGCGTGGCGTAGGACTTGTCCGCACGCTCGCTGATCTTCGTGTTGACATCGTTCCACATACCCAGGTGCAGACCCGACTTGGCCCAAGCAAAGCAGCGGCGGTCACCCGAGCCGTCAACACCTAGGCGCTCGCACTGGATGAACTTGAAGCCGAGGAACGTGTCCACGTTGCCCTGGACCAGTGCCTTCACGCTGTTGTAGTCCGAGGAGGTCACCTCGGTCGTGCCCAGCAGGTTGTCCATCTGCACTGCGGTCACCGCAATGTAGAGGGGGTCCGACTCCACATCGACCTCATTGGTCAACAGGATGCGGCGGGCCTGACGCAGTTTGGCAACGGTCATGCCGGTGGCGCCGACAGCGATCTGCTGGGTGGCGGTGGCAAACGCGGTGCTGGTCGAGCCGTTCTCACCGGTCAAAGCGGTGCCCAGAGCAGCCGAGATGATGAGGTCGTCCATGGCCCGACCCAGCGCATACGCGCCGTTCAAGGCATAGGGGCTCGTGGGGTCGATCAGCATGCGAAGTTTGTCCTGATCGTCGATCATGTCGGCCCACTCGAAGTCGCTGGGGAAAACCCAACGGGCATCGTGAGGCGTGGAGATCAGCGGGGTGTCAGCGTGGCGGCTGGTGCGGGCCTGCGCGGTGACTGCGCCGATCTGCTCGACAGCCTTGGCTGCTTTGCCGGTGTAGGAACCGACTGTCACTGCATCACGCAGCTTGGAACCGCGCTGCTGCAACAGCAACGAGACATTGCTCGAATACTGCTGGACGAAGGCGGTGGTAACTTGGAAACTCATGGTGGTTACTCCGAATAAAGTTGAAACAAGTGACCGAGGGCTTGGTTCGACTTATCCACCACGAGTGGGGTCAAGAAATCCGGGAATTTGAGTTTCGGTTGTCCTGACGGGCCGACTCAGTGTTTTCCGGGTAGTGGGGGTCGGTACTTCCCCCGCTGGTTGTAATCCTAGCACATAATTCTCCAGTTGGGCGCAAGTGCCCAAGATCAATTGCGTTTCCCCGAAGATTCCGTGCTTGGAGGCTGCTGGAATCAGCACCTCCATCAGACGCAAGCGGACCTCATCCGCCTGCATACGCGGCCTCCATGAGTCGGGACATCTTGCCCACGGCGTCTCGGTCTCCCGAGAGGTACTTGTCCATGAACGACTTGTCCAGCTTCAAATCGGCGATCTGGGCTTTGGCCTGGGCTGGCGTGGTACCAAACCCACCTTCACCACGCTCCCCGGCGAAAGTGTCCTCGCCCATCTTGGACCCGAGAGTCGCAAAGAGCTTGAGCATCTCGGCTGTCCCGAGTTTCTCCTCGTAGGCCGCGAGTTTCCCAGCGTCCAGACCCAGCGCTGCGACGGCCCGACGGCCCGCGCCGATGTTCGTGTCAAACGCCTGACCCCACTCCTGCTTGAGCGACCCAATGGCCTTCTCGGACTCCTGCGCTTGCTGCGTCTGGAGTTTCTCCTGCAGCGAACCAGACATGCCGTTCCACTCGCTGTAGAGTTGCTGCGCCTGTTTGGCGCTCAGACCCAACTTGTGCGCGGTCCCCTTGAACCAGTTCGTCAGTTCCGGGTCAGCACCCTCGGGCGGGCGAATGCCGTACTCGTCGGGGCTTGCCGGCCGGCCGAGTTTGGTGTAGAAGGCATCCAGCGCCTCGGGGCTGGCGTCCTCGGGCGGCAGTTCGAGCAGGTTCTTGGCACCACCGGCAAACTTCTCCAGATTGCGGTACGACATCAGGAGGTCCTGGGGTTCCTTCCACCCCTTGTTGCTCACGTAGGCGTTGGTGTCCTCGTCGAACGCAGCGGTCCAGACTGAGCCGGGGCTCGGTTGTGCCGTGGGTGCGACACCAGTAGGCGCAGCACCAGCACCGGGGGCACCGGCTCCAGCGCCACCGTTATCGCCCAGCAGGGCGGCAGCAGCATTACTCATTTGGGGAATCCTCGATCAAGTTGATGATCTCCTCGTCGGTCAGGTTCAGGTATGCCTGGATTCGGCACCACACTTCACGCCGACCCTCAAGGAGGTAAGTGGTCTGGACATTGTTCACATCTGCCGTGGGCACGGATGCCCGGCAAAAGCGCCTCAGGTCGGCCAGCACCTTGCGACCCTGTGGATTGTTGAACGTGGCCCGGTAGGCTCGGCCACGAATGAGCGTCAGGGGGTTGAGGTTCATGCGCCCATCAGCAACTGGTTCGCCTGCGCTGCGTCCTTCATGGCGCCAGCGATGGGCTGCGCGGCCTGAATCGCCATGGCCTCCTGCTCCTGCTGTGCCCGTTGCGCCCGGATCGCGTCAACCTGTTCTTGGCTGCGAAGCACGGGAGTCGGCACCCCGGACACCTCGGCCGTCAGGCGGGCCAGTGCGTCCCGGTCAAACACATCGAGCACGCTCGGGTCGATCTGGGCGAATGGGGCCAGCAGTTCCATGGTGCGCTGCACACCCACCAACTCCTCGGCCCGAGCCATGCGGGACATCGGGGAGTCGTAGACGATCTCATAGTCGCCCCCGGCCTCCACGAGTTCAGGCGGCATCGGCGGCAGGATGCGGTGGAACATCAGGAGGTCGAGTTCGCGCTCGATCTGCGGCCCGAGCGCCTCGGACTGCTGACGCCCCATCGTCGGGGTCAAGAGCATCCCTTTCTCCTGTGCCCGGATCAGCGCCTCGGTGGCGGTCATGCGCGGCGTGTCCACGAGGATCTGGAACAGGGTCACGAGGAACGCATCGTCGATGGCGATGCGCCGTTGCTCCATCTTCTGCTCGTTGATGTCCACCCGGGCACCCGTGGTGAACGGCTGGATCATCTGCTGACCGTTGCGGTTCACGCCACCGGGGTTCAGGCCACCGGGTTGCATGCGGATCGTGGTGGCCCCGCCGCCCAGGATGCCGTCATCGTGCAGCAGGATCGGTGGGTCCACGAGTTTGTGGACGGCGCGGATGTCGGTCTTGGACATCTCGTTGAGCATCTTGATGTCGGCAAGCGCCGTCATCGCAGGCGAGCGCCCGTAGACCTCCTCGGGTGCCGTGACATAGCGGGCGATGCTGTACGGGAAGCTGGTGAACCCACCCTCGGGTGCGAGAAGCATCTTCTCGGCCACCGACAGGTAATAGGACGCCCACGGCTTGCCCCGGGCGTCTGCGCGGCCCGAGTCGTAGTCGGTGCGGGGTGCCACGACATGCAGGAACTCGAACTGCTCGTTCTGGCGGCTGGGGTTCTCCAGCGCCTTGCGGACCTTCTCGGGCAGGTTCTGCTCACCCCACCGCTGTGCCGCCTGACGCGCCGTGTGCTTGAAGCACCGGTACACGGAGTCAATGATGCCCTGATGGTTCTCCAAAAAGAAGGTGTCCCGCAGGTTGATGCACCGATACCGCAGGCCCACGCCGGCCGCAAAGTCGATGAACAGGGAGCCCGTGCCGAACGCACCCATCGAGATCCACCGCTCGTAGTTCTGCCCGGCGAAGTTGGCCTTCGGCGAGTTGCGCATCTGGTGCAGGATGTTGTTGACCTGATAGAACCAGTCCTGCACCGCGAACTGACGGTTCAGGGACTCGTCAGTCGTGCGCAAGTTGTGCCACTTCGACTGGCGCGGCGTGAGCATGGAGTCCATGACTGCGGCAAAGCGATCCAGGGCGATCTGCGGCCGAGAGTCGAAAATCTTCTCGGACTTCTTCTCACCATCGCTGCGCTGGCCCACAAAACCGCGCTGCCGGGGGAGCACACGCTCCGCGATCTCCTCCCAGTGGGTCTCCCAGTTGCCCCGGGAGCCCTTGAGGGTGTTGTACCGGTGGCACATATCTTCGATCTTGTTCATAATTTTCACCTTGGGTCACGATTGCCGAGTTGCCCGAATAAAAAGACCCCAGAGGGTCTGTGATGCCGGATTCGGACGGCGTTGACGTTCCAGAGCAGTGCCCCGTGGACACCTTTCCATAATACTCCACCCGAGTCTGCAATTTCCACATTGCTTGCGTTATAGACCCGCCACTGCCTGCCGTCAAACTGCTTGCGGCCGGTCAGGACTGCGAGGATGTCGGCTTCGGTTGCCATTAGACCAGCGCATCAATTCGAGCCAAGGTGCCGCCCGAGTAGGGAATCGTGCCTGCGGCATCAGCCCATGCGTTTGCCGTGTACAGCACGGTCACCGAGTCGTTGTCGTAAATTGTGAACGTCCCACTGCTTGCGTTCAACTCTTGTCGGTTGCTCAGTATCTTGAGGATCAGGTCGAGTGTTGTCCCGGGTGGCGAAAGGGTCAGCCCCGTGGCCACCCCGGCCGCCGGGGTGATCGCCGCCAGTGCCGTGGCACTCGCCCCCATGGTCTGCGCCGACGATGCACCAGCCGCTGCAATTGCCACCGATGCGGACACGGCGCTGGCGGCAAACGTGGCGGCAGTGGTGGCCCCCGCTGCCGGGGTAATGGAGGCTGACGCCGTTGATGCTGCGCCGAGAGTGCTGGCCGTGGCAGCACCAGCGGCTGGGGTGATTGCTGCTGCTGCCGTTGCCGTTGCAGCCAGCGTGCTGGCCGTCGTAGAGCCAGCCGCCGGAGTGATCGCCGATGCGCCTGCGGTCAGGCCTGTGCCGACCATCG